ACCAAGACTATTGGACAGAATCCTCAAGCAAATCAAATCATGGCGGCATTACAAGCGCATATGGCTGAACACTTAGGATTCCAGTACAGAAGCCAGATAGAGAAGCAGATGGGAGTCACTATGCCTCCTCCTGACAAGCCTCTACCACCTGAAGTTGAGGTAGAACTGTCTCGTCTAGTAGCTATGGCAAGCCAGCAACTGCTTCAGATTCATCAAGGAGAAGCTGCACAAGCTCAAGCTGCTGAACAGCAGCAAGACCCAATAGTACAGATGCAACAAGCTGACCAGAAACTGAAGGAAGCTGAAGTCCAACGCAAGTCCGCTAAGGATGTGGCTGATAACCAGTACAGAATGACCGCATTGGAAGCTAAAACCGCCTCAGAAGATGCGGCATTAACAGCTAAAACCAATATGGAGCAGATGAAACTACATGCCAAGGCTGAAGAACATGCCATAACAGATAGAGCAAAGGCAGCAAGTGAGAAACTTAAGTTAGGTGTTGATGTAGCAAAGGAAAACGCTAGACTACAAGGTAAAAAATAATGAGTGATAAGGTATTAAAGCTTTTAGTTGAGAAACTGGAAGACAAGGTGTCGCAAATTCAAGATAATCTAGGCAGCGGTGCTGCTAAAGACTATGTTGAGTACAAGGCAATGGTTGGTGAGATAAAAGGTCTTCTCACTGCTCGTTTAAACATACTAGACCTACAAAAACATATAGAGGAATCTGATGACGATTGACATACTACTGGCTACAAATCCAGACAACCCTGTAATAATTGGCTCCATAGCCTCAACACCTGAAGAAAAAGCAAGTCAGCTACCCAAACCTAGTGGGTATCATATCCTTTGTGCCATTCCAGAGCAGCAAAAGGAGTTTGATAGCGGTATTATCAAGGCTGATAGCACTATTCACTACGAAGAGCTTCTCACCACTGTACTGTTTGTGGTAAGTCTCGGACAAGACTGCTACACAGATGCCACTCGCTTCCCCTCTGGAGCGTGGTGTAAGGCAGGAGACTTCATATTAGTCAGACCAAATGCAGGTTCTCGCCTTGTTATACATGGCAAAGAGTTCCGCATGATAAATGATGACTCAGTTGAAGGTGTAGTTTTGGACCCGCGCGGCGTCAAGAGGTCGAAATAAATTAAACGCAAATAAGGAGTTTAAACATGATAGAAAAGAACGAATATAGGTTTCCAGACGAGGTAGATGACGTAAAAGTTGAGGTTGTACTCGATGGAGAAGAGGTAGATATTGAAATAGAGGATGATACGCCTGAAAAAGACAGGCATAGAGAGCCTTTACCTGACAATCTTAAGGAAGAACTGTACCAAGATGAGCTAACTGACTACTCTGCTAAGGTCAAAAACAAGATTAAGCAGATGAGAAAGCTCGCTGAGGATGAAAGGCGCGACAAAGAACAAGCAAGAAGGGAGCAAACAGAGGCTATTTCATATGCACAGAAGCTAAATGAGGAGAATAAACGCCTTAAAATTAGCCTAAATGACAGTGAAAACAGTGTCTTAAAGTCGGTAAGTCGCAATGTTGACATGGAAATGGACAAAGCGAAACAGGCATATAAAGAAGCACATGAGTCTGGTGACACAGATAAAATGCTGGAAGCTCAAGAATCTTTAACAGAAATCTCTATAAGAAGTGATAAAGTTAAGAATTTTAAGGTAGCCCCTTTACAAGCTGATGATTCTCCTGTACAAATACAACAACCAGCTATACAACCTGACCCAACCGCAAAAAGTTGGCAAAAAGAAAATACTTGGTTTGGAGCTGACGATGAGATGACCTCTTTAGCATTAGGCTTACATGAAAAGCTTAAGAAAGAAGGAGTTGCAATATCATCCAAAGAGTATTACAGGCGCATTGATGACACAATGCGTAAACGGTTCCCAGAGAATTTTGAGACCGACATAGAAGAAAAGAGCAAAAGCTCTACAAGACCTAGCAACGTTGTAGCATCTGCTTCCCGTAGCACATCTTCTAAGAAGATAAGGCTTACACAATCGCAGATGAGCATTGCTAAGAAGCTTAATATAACCCCTGAACAATATGCTCAGGCATTAATTAAAATGGAGTCCTAAAATGACAGCCAACAGAAAAGATAGAGAACTTGAAACCCGTACAATGGAAGAGAAACCTAAGCAGTGGTCTCCTCCAGAACTCTTGCCAGAACCTGTCAAGATGCCGGGCTACTCGTACAGATGGATTAGAGTTTCTACGCTAAATAATGCAGACCCTCGCAATATCTCAGCAAAACTGAGAGAAGGATGGGAACCAGTACCAGCGATAGAACAACCGCAGTTTCAACTGCTAATTGACCCTAATAGTCGGTATAAAGACAATATTGAGGTCGGTGGGTTATTGCTTTGCAAGACTCCGACAGAGATGGTAGACCAACGTAATGCATATTACGCGAAGCAAACCAGTGCTCAATCGGAAGCTGTAGACAATAACTTAATGAGTCAAAGTGACCCAAGGATGCCACTCTTTAGAGAGCGTAAGTCCACAAGTAGCTTTGGCAAAGGTTCGTAAACTTTTAATTTTGGAGTTATAAATGGCATATCCTACCGTTGCAGGTCCTTATGGGTTTCAACCCGTAAATCTGATTGGTGGACAGGTATTTGCTGGTTCAACTCGCTTGATTCCTATCACTTCAGCTTCAGCTACATCCATCTATTATGGTGATGTAGTTAGACTGAACACTGTTGGAACATTGAGCAGAGCAGCCACTGGTACTACATCCGCTACAGATGCAGTTGGTGTTTTCTTGGGTTGTGGATTCACAAACCCAACAACTAAGCAATTTCTTCAACAACAATATTTCCCCGGTGGAACTGTTGCGACTGACATTGTTGCTTATGTATCTGATGACCCTGATGCTTTGTATAAAGTAGCAGTTCTCTCAACAAGTACAGCAGTGAGCGGGTTGACCCGTGCAGCTGTTGGACAAAACGTTGCTTTCTTTCAAACTGCTGGTAGCACTACCTCTGGCAATTCAAACGAAGGTGTTTACAATTCAACTGGTTCCACAGTAACTCTTCCTTTCAGGATTGTTGATGTTGTTCCAGCCACTGTTAATGCGTCTGGTTCGTATACAGAGGTGATTGTCAAATTCAATTTTGGCGTTCATACCTATACATCTGCCACAAACGTTGTAACAGCAGCTTAAGGAGCGACTAAATGGCTATTTCACGCGCACAACTACTGAAAGAACTGGTTCCCGGACTGAACGCTTTGTTTGGTCTGGAATATGGACAGTATGGTCAGCAACATAAAGAGATTTATGATACTGAATCATCTGAGCGTTCTTTTGAAGAAGAAACTAAACTGTCTGGATTCTCTGCTGCACCTGTTAAAAACGAAGGCTCTGCCATCGCTTATGACAATGCACAAGAAGCCTTTACAGCTCGCTACAACCACGAAACTATCGCACTGGGCTTCTCCCTAACCGAAGAAGCAATCGAAGATAACTTGTATGACTCGTTGTCAGCTCGATACACCAAGGCTCTAGCTCGTGCTATGGCATACACCAAGCAAGTCAAAGCTGCTGCTGTATTGAACAACGGATTCACTAACTCTGCCGCTTATTACGGTGGTGATGGCGTTCCTCTGTTCTCAGCAAGTCATCCTTTGGTAAATGGTGGTGTAAACAGCAACCAACCCGGAACACCTGCTGATTTGAATGAGACTTCTCTGGAAGCCGCTGTTATTCAAATTGCTGCATGGACTGACGAACGTGGTCTGTTGATTGCTGCTAAACCTAAAAAGCTAGTTGTTCCTCCAGCATTGCAATTCGTAGCTACTCGTCTCCTAGAGACAGAGTTGCGTGTTGGTACAACTGACAATGACATCAACGCTATCAAGAATAATGGTTCAGTATCAGAGGGTTACACTGTTAATAACTTCCTGACTGACACAAATGCTTGGTTCCTAACCACTGATGTACCTAACGGCATGAAGCACTTTGTGCGTACTCCGTTAAGCAACTCAATGGATGGTGATTTCGATACTGGTAACGTAAGATACAAGTCTCGTGAGCGTTATTCATTTGGGTGGTCGGACCCACTTGGAATGTTCGGTTCCGCAGGAGCTTAATAGCTGCTGTGTATAGGAAAAGCCCTGCCATAAAAAGCAGGGTTTTTTACTTATAGGTAGTTGCAAACTGGTCAAAAAGCGTGTATAAACATATTACTGGGTATTTACTTATACCAACTGTCCCCAGCAGACGATGCAACGATGGTATGAGAACTTTTGCATAAAGGAGATTTACAATGGGTTTTGCTACTCACCTCGGTCCTTGGCTACTAGGAACCGTTAAGAACACCACAGGAACAACCGCTGGTACCATCCGTAATACTGGTACTACCATGTCTACTCAATCAGCTGCTATTGCTTATCCTGCTACCACTGCCAATGCTTTTGTGTTGCCAGCAGGTGCTATGATTCTAGATGCTTTATTCTTTACAACAACCACTTATGCCACATCTGGCACTGTTAAGCTAACTATTGGAGCTACAGATATTACTGGAGCTTTGAACGTTGCTACCGTTGGTGCAGCTACATTTGTACCATCTACAGCAGGTGTACCTCTATATCTGAATGTTGGAACAACTGATGCTATTGTGACATATACAGCAGCTTTTGGTGCTACATCTGGTGCAGGAACGATTGTTATTAGATATACAGTCCTTAACTCAGATGGAACAGCATATCCCGGAACATTCAATAGTTAATCTTATGGGGGGAAACCCCCATATTAATCAAGGAGATTAATTATGGCAATGCAATATGATGTATCATCAGCCCATTTAAATAGTAATGGTTTGCTTTATGTAGGTCGTACTCGTGTTAAAGGTCTGCTTATTACCAGTACGGCAGCAGGTGGTATTCTTAATATATGGGATAGTGTAACTGCTAATGTAGCAGCCACTTATGAGCAAGCGGCAACTTTAGTAACAGTCACACTTGTTGCTCATGGGTTAGCTACAGGAAATAAAGTAGGTATAGCTTTTAGTTCTGCTAATGGAGTTTCTGCAACCAATGGAAACTATGTGATAACAGTACTAACATCTAGTACATTCACCCTCACTGACATTAACTCTAGAACCATTGTTGCTGGAACTGCATGTTCTTTTGTATCAGCTAATGCAAAT